TCAATTGACCAACTTTTTGAACACCCATTGCGAATTTCATACCTTCACCATCAACTGCATAGCCAGGCATTGATTCAAGTATTGTAGCAACTTGTGGAGAACATACGAGGAAGTTTGCACCACCACGGAGTGTTTTCTGATGAATTACGTTTGATACTTTTTGAATCTTTGTGCCAAGTGTTTGGAACCATGTTTGTTGATTGAAAGCAGATGCCTGTGCCTGAGCAGATTCATAATTACCGAATGTGCTTGTAGCAGCATCATATGTACGACCAATACGAGCAGACCATCTTTCTGTTGTTTGTGCATTCTTAATCAACATATCAAGAATTTCCAAATCAATTTCTTGTGAAATGTATTCAGACAACATTGATGTCAATTCAGCTTCTGCATCGATTGAGTGATATGCATTCAAATCTTGTGCAAATTCAGGTGTCCATACTGCCTTCAACTTACGTGTTTTAGCAACGATAGACTCTGAACGCAATTCAAGATTGATTTCAGGAATACCCAAGTCTCCACCAGACAAACCATCTTCAAAGTCACCGCGTGTTGTAGCAGTTGGTTGTTTCTCATAAGCAATACCTACTGTTGCAGGAGCAGCAGAAGCAGAAACAACGAAAGTAACGGTTGAACCATTGTTTGCAGTTGTTGTGTATTGTGGGAAATAACCAGCAATTGTTGAACCAGATACTTTGAATGCACGAACTGCCTCAAGATCAGCATTTATATTATTAACATTCAAAGATGCAGATTGAACAGTAATTGTCATAATGTTACCGGCTGCAAGTGATGCGGAGTAAGCATTTTGGAACTCTGTGTCATGTTGGAACAAAGATGGAGTTGAGTGTGATACGGATCCAGTTACAAATTCTGTTGAAGACAATGCAGCAGCTTTTGTAGATACAATAGATGCCTCATTGATTGAGTAACCAAAACGACCTGCACCATAAAGACCACCTGAAGGATCAGCGTCTTTAGCATCTTTACCAGTTACACCAAATACTGAATCAGCTTGTGAATCTTTACCAGCATTTGCTGTAAAGCCGGGTTGTGCTGTACCATATTTGAAATCTAGATAGAATACAAGACCAGAAGGCAAGTTCATTGGTTGTACGGAAACAAAATCTTTCGCAGCAATTTCAGAGAAAATACGGCGAACCAATGGAAGTGCAACGCCAGCCCATTCTTCTGAACCAGCTGCTGTACCTGTTCTGTTTGATTCTTCTATAAGTTGTTTTGCTTGATTTTCGAGAAGAACTGCGATTGAGTTCTTTTCATATTCGTTTTTCAAATTATCAAGAAGACCAGTTTTTGCCCATTTATTGACAATCTGCTTGTTTTCTTTGATAAGTGCCTTGTGGGGATTACCAGAGGCGTTTAATAAAGATTGTATACTCATTGTTTTTTCCTTAAAAAATTATTTCAAACCTGCTAATTTACGTAAACGATTTGCCATATCATTACCTTCATTCAAGATTGGTTTTGATGGACGTGTGCTTGCTGTTGGTTTAGACGCAAATGATTCTTTGATTTGTTTAACTTTTGTTGTTCTCAAAGATTCGCTAAGTGTAGCATAAACCAATTTGACTTCACGAAGACTTGATGCACGATCAAAGTTTTCGATAACAGTCATTTTTTGTTTTTCGTTAAGTGAATGCTTGCGGAAAAGCTTATTAGAGAAGAGCAATTTTGAGTTCAAAAGATTGACTTCATTGATTTTAGAACGCAAGAAAGAAATTACAGCATAAGCTTCACGAAGTTTTGCTTCCGCTACTTCTTTTTCTTTTTCTTCTTCAGCTTCTTCAACCTTCTTTTCTGCTTCTTCTTCTTCCTCACGAAGAGCACGTAAAACTTCTTTGATGTCTACTTCTTCTTCGTCTTCGCCTTCTTCCATTGGCTTTTCTTCTGCCTTTTCAGCTTCTTCTTCCTCACGAAGAGCACGTAGAATCTCTTTAATTTCAGCAACTTCTTCTGAATCCTCGTCTTCTTCTTCAACAAGTTGAACGAGTTTTTCCGTTTTGTCTTCTGTGCTGTCATCAGATGCAACTGCAGATGGTTTCTTGTTTTCACCACCGCCAATTTCAGATGAATCAATGTCTTCTTCTAATTGACGAATAATCTCCATCAATTCTTCATCCATTGGTTCTTCTTCATCTTCACCTTCTTCGACTGGTGCTTCTTCTTCGCCTTCACCTTCTTCGACTGGTGCTTCTTCTTCGCCTTCACCTTCTTCGACTGGTGCTTCTTCTTCTTCGCCTTCGCCTTCTTCCATAGCAGGTTCTTCTTCATCACCTTCGCTATAGAATCCATATTCTTCTACGGGTGCTTCTTCTTCACCCTCACCTTCCTCAACTGGCTCCTCGGCTTCTGCCTCCTCTGCCAACTTTTTGGAAAGCATAGACTGCAAACGCGGAGTGAATGCTTCTTCCAGTGCGAGTTTAGCATTTGCCAATGCTACTTCCTTAACGGCTTTAGCATCTGCAATAGCTTCTTTCAATAAATCATTCATAAAAATCTCCAACTATTTTTAGTGTTATTTGAAACACCAATTGCAATAAAAAATATTATTGGACTCTATAACGAATAGAGTATTATGTAAGTATAAGTATATCGTAAGTTATTTTTTTTCTATTTTTTGTGTAGATTTTTCGGTAGGACCATAATTAAAAATAGATTTAGCATCTGCCTCGGTGTAAATAAACCGCTTTGCTCTATCTTTTGTATCTATTTTCTTTTCATCAGCCATAATTTTCCTCAACTAATATCTTATAGATGTTTCTGTTTGGATTGAAACCCTGTATAGTATATCTACAATTTCTTGGAAGTGTTACCTCTGTTTCGTGACAATAATCATTTGAACTACATGGTAATGACAATATTGATGTTCCAGCTGAAATAAAAAATTCAAAAAGTGGTAATCTTTTTTTACTACCATCTTCAGATATTAGAGGATTAAAAGATGTTGTAACGAATGCCTTGTCCACCCATTGACCAGCATCTATAAAGAGTTGTAAAATTTCTTTATTTTTAACAGAACGATATGTTAATATATTATATTCTAATCTCTGTGATTGTTCCGAAAAAGCATAATCCATTTCATATATCGTAAATGCATTCATTGCACTGTTAAAAATCTTTTCTCTTTCATCGCCGGATTTTGGCTTTCCCAATTTAATTTGATTTTGTATTTCTTTTTTTCCAACTTTTGGCTCTGAAAACCGTATTATATTATTTATTTTTTCTGAATTTTTATAGTAATGGTCAAGTGCCATTTTAGTTTCTTTATCTACATTTTTTGACTGAATCAATGAATGCTTTGAAATAGCAATCATTTCAACTTTTTTGTATAATTTTTTAAAATCCGTTTTTTTATCACCAACATTTAAATCATACATATCAATTATGTCTTCATAATCATATCTTAACAAATGTTCTCTTGTTTCGGGATATAAATTATCCGTCTTTATTGTCAATTTTTCCACATCAACTTTATTCAAAGCACCAACACTTTTTAAACCCGTTTTTTCTTCATTTGGTTTATCGGTAGTTGATTCTCCAGGAGTTGCTCCAGCAGCCGCGTTATCGGTTGGCGCAGGTGAATCAAATCCAGGTAAAGATTCAGCCGGTTTATCAGCAGGAGTCTCCGCAGGTGTTTCAGCAGGAGTCTCAGCAGGTGTTTCAGCAGGTGTTTCAGCAGGAGTCTCAGCAGGTGTTTCAGCAGGAGTCTCCGCAGGTGTTTCAGTTGATGCGGGTTCTTCGTCTTCTTCATGTAAAGAAAAAGACCTTTCCAGGTTTTCAATAACTCTCCGTGTTTCTTTTCGGATTAGTTTTTCAATACTAGAAAAGGTCATATTTTCTCCATTAAATATTTTCAGAATCAAGTTTACGTTGCCTTCTAACAGCAGCGTTTCTTTTTTCAGATTTTCTTTTTGATGGTTTAATGTATTCCATTCTGTTTTTGTATTCTTCAATAATTCCGGCTTCTTTAACTTTTCGTTTAAAAACCTTAATCATAGTATCTACATTCATTCCACCCGCCTTTACTTTTACATGAGCAGGTTTTGAATTGGTATAAACTCTGTCTGACATAACATATTCCTTATTATTTTATTTCGTAAAACGTTCCGAGTTGTTTACCTATATTTTCGTAGATAGACTCCAGGGTTCTTTGTAACTTAACTATTTTTTCTGATACTTTTTGAAATTCACTTACGGATTCCTTTAATCTTTTAGAATTTCTTTTATATGAAACTCCTTCAAACCAATCTCCAGATTCTTCTACCATATTTTTTGAAGCAAATTCAACAATTCTTTTAATTTCAGAAACTATCTCTGGCAATGATTTAGAACGATGAACAATCTCTCTATATTCATTGTATTTTGAAATAGATTCAATATATTGTTGTTTTTGTTCTGATGTTAGATTTTTTGGATTTAACTTTTCATCCATAACTTCTCTAACAGCATCGGAAACTAGTTTGTTTATTTCTTCACGTGTCATTGTTGATTTGTTTTTACCAACTTTTTTTGGAAGACCTTTATGTTTTGTTCCAGCATATTTTTCTAATTCTTTTTCAGACATAGATTTTGCCAAATCTTTAACCGATTTACTAACTTTTGACGATGGAACTTTACCTCTTTTATATGCAAGTGCCAACCCCATTAACTTCTGTTGCTGTTGGGAAAGTGCAGGCATTACTTTTCCCCAAATATACATTCACAGACATTACCAATTTCACAAATAATATTTGTTATATTATTATGAATACGATTTATCTTCGGATCTATTTTTGAAATAGTTTTGAGACTAACACCTTCTCGTATTAAACCTTCTTGCATTCCTTCAGGATACATAAATGCACCGTGAGTAGATGGATTTGAAACAAAATCCCAACCAATCAATTCAAAATCATCTTGAACTTCAACAGTATTCTCGGATATTTCTTCTACTGATCCTAAACCTCTTGACGATATTCCAAGACGAATACCTGCACCAAGAAGTTGTTTTAGAATGTTTCCAGATGGTGTAGGTAATATTTCAACAGTTCCAACTACATCGTTTCCTTTCCAATCTACACCGAGAACATTGTGAGAAACATTACGAAGATTGATAACTGATGAATCTGGATGGTCAAGTTCACCTAAAGCACGATTCTCTTTTATATTTGTTGCCGCATATTTTTTAACTTCACGCATCAAAATATTTTTAGGATATACTCTACCGTTTTGATTTTTTGCTTCAGCTCTTTGCAAAACACCCGAAACTATAACTTTACCATTATTTTTTCTTTCAGATTCTGCAATCAATTTTGGATTTGCAGCAAAAAGTATAGTATCTACGAGTAGTTGTTTCATTTTATGCACCTAATTCGTGAATCTTTTTTGTAATTCTATTTATTCTTTCAGATATTTTTCTCAATCTACTCATTGATTCACCCCAAAGAGTTCTTTGATCAACATTCATTTCTGTTTTTAATCTCAATGCATGTTCGACTACTCTTTCTACTTCATAAATCGTTCTATTTATGTTTTTTATTGAATCATTTATTTTTCGGTTTGAACTACGAGTGTCATCTTTACGAAATTCTTTGTATGTTGCTTCGTTTATTAAACCCATTGCCTGTTTGTAAGTAGACTCAAAATTATTTTTTGTTTTTTTAGGAACAAGTTTATATCCATAAACTTCCGCAGTTTCTTTGTTATGTTCTTCAAAATCTTGTTCACTCTTAGCAAATGCATTAGGTGTTTCATAGCCAGGAACACCTGCAGTTGTACTAGTTTCATCCAATGACAACTCTTCAGCAAATTGAACATAATCTTCTGATTCTTTAAGTTTTTTTATGAATGATTCAACGTTCATATATTACCTAATAACTTGATTACGAATTAAAACATAACTATCTGCACCACCCTCTATTCTCTCAATTGACAATTCGTGGATATGAGTTTTTGCCAAATTACCGATGTTAATACTTCCACCACCAGTAAGATAGGCAGTCCCAGCGGCACTACCAAATGGAATTATTGCCCCGGCACCATAATTTGAACCAGTGAACCAAAC